CACCCCGTACTCCAACTCTGCCTCTTGCTGTTTGTTTCCATCGATCCTGGCCTTGTTCAATAACAAGCTCAGCTGCAGCTCCTCAGCTGTGATCTCCTTGATCTCCTTGGCTTTCTTCGGTGCCTTGCCTGTTTGTAGGCCAGACAGGTTGGGGATCGTGCCAGGTGCTGCTGTTGGGTCCGGGATGGAGATGCCTTTGAAGGCGCCTCCAAGCCCAGCAGTAATTTTCTGAGTGATGCCATCAATCAGCTTGCTGATGCCAAGGCCCAACGCTCCAGCCGCCAAGGTGCCGCCGATAGCGCCGCCAATGATTGCAGTGGCAGGTGTCTTACCGGACTTCACGCCAGCAATCAAACCAACCACAGCCACACGAGCAGTCTCTAGCGCGAGCATCGCCCGCTCAAGAGACAGCATGGTTCGCATCACGCCAACCACGCCGCGCAATGCTGTCGCAAATGTGGTGATGTTGGTGGCAATGAACACGCCAGCCGTGACGCCACCAAGTACCACCATGGTCTTGATCAACGCAGCCGCTGCTTGTTGCAAACCAGCAGCACCACCAACCGCAGCATAGAACTCCTGGGCCAGATTGCCCATTGCGGTGATGCCTTCGCTAACAACAACCAGCAACCCACTCATGATCGGAAGCAGCTTCGATCCGATCTCGACGGTGAGCATCGTCGTCTGCGCACCCATCAACCCCAGCTGATCATTGAATGCGTCCGCTTTGTTTGCAAAGTCGGGGCCAATGTTCAAACCAAACCGCTGAATCTCCTGACTGCCAAGGTTCAAGATCGGAATCAACTCCGCTCCAGCCTTGCCAAATACCTTTATTGCCAGCGCTGCTTTCTCTGGACCGTCGCGCAATGTGGCGAACCGATCGGCAATGTCCAGGAATACCTGATCAGCAGATCGGAGGTTGCCCTGTGCATCAGTCGTCGCCACTCCAATGGTCTTGAATGCAGCAGCTGCTGCTTCAGTTCCAGTGGCTGCGGCAACCATGTTTTTGTTCAGGAAGGTGAGCCCCTTAGCCACGCCTTCCAAGCTGCTGCCGCTTAGCTCTGCTGCAATCTTGAACTGACCCAACGTTTGGATGCTGACGCCTGTCCGCTGTGAAAGGTCGCGCATGTCATCAGCTAGATCAATCGCGCTCTTAGCCAATGCCACCACACCGCCGGTCACGGCTGCTGCCGCCAGTCCCTTGATGCCCATCACAAGCAACCCGGCCGCTTGGCTGGTGTTCTTGATCTGACCCTCGAGCCCCTGCATCGAGTTTCCAAGTCGGCGGATGTTGTTCTCGCCGATTACGTTGGCCGTGATCTTCAGGGCAGCGTCGAGGTTCAAAGCCATGATCAGCTTCCTTGCTTGTTGATGGCTTGCATAGCGGCGACCTCCATGGTCTGCAGGTCTTCCAGCAGGGCACGCTGGTCCTGCACCTCATACAGTCTAAACAACCATTGGGCGGCTGAATAGTCCAGACCGATCACGCCGTTCATCGTTGATCGCCATTGCGTCTGCAACCGCAGGAACATCTCAACGGTTGACCAATTCTCAGGATGCACCTCGAACTCAGCTGCCACTGGTGGCGGCAGGTCTGGCAGTTCAAAGCCCATGGCCGCGGCATCTGCAGCGGCATCATCAATGACACCACCACCTGCCCAGTATTCCGCAGCCTCTATCAGTTTTTTCGCTTGGCTCCTTGCAGGCTCTCGAAGTAGGCCAGCGTGATGGCAGCCGCCAGCATCGGCACATCCAGCAGTTGCTGCAGTGCCGACTGGCTGAAGGGAATATCCTTGCCGGCGTCATCTGTGACGCCAGCCCAACCAATCAGCACCTCACCAGCCAAGGTGGAGTCGGTAATCTCCTCCGCCTTGATCTGCTCGCCGATCTCTGTGATGCGCGACTGAGCCAGCCGCTTGAACTCGCCGTCAAATGTTTGCCGCTCATGCCGGCCGCCATCGACAGGGATGTCGAAGGTGACCGGCCAAGTGTAGGAATCAGATTGCTTGAGGACGAATGCCACGCGATTTAGGTGTAAGCAAGGGACAACTCATCATTGCCCGAGCTGGTCGGCACGGCAATGAAAGGCATATTAAGCATCTGCACGCCGTCCTGATCGCTGTAAGTCAGGTTGCCAAGGTCAGACTGCGCGGTGGTCACCGTGCACCTGTTGCCGGCAGTGGTGCCGTGCTGGAAGGTGATGCTGCCAGTGCTGCTGCCAGTGGCGATAGCGAAGAAGTCCTTCGCTGTAATGGTCGGCGCCTCGATCACGACCGTGCCGCTGGGTGCCCGGTTAGTGATCAGGATCTCCTTGGAGCAACCGACCAGCTCGCGATAGATGACATCGTTTGCCATTGAGAAGTTGTAGGACTGCAGGCAACCGCTGTAGGAGAACGCCGAGAAGCTGGTGGTATTACCTTCCTTGAACAGCAGCGGTGTCGCCTGGTTGGCGTAGGTCGGGGTGGGCAGCGTCTCGTCGGTGGGGGCGTTGTAGATGCCGGTCATCGTGAATGCGATCGAAGGGATCGCGCCGACTTCAGCGGACAGTTCAAACGTGCCGCGGCAACCCGTCAGCTTGTGGCGAATGCCGTCTTCGTGGTAGTGGATGGTGCAGCTCTCAAAGCCGCTGCTCTCGGGCGCATAGGTGGCGCTAGTGCTGGTGACCAGCGTCTCGCTCAAGCCGCAGCTGCGCAGCACCGGGCCATAAGCCGGAGCGGTGCCAGCCGTACCGGAGCCAGCCAACTCAACCTCGAAGCTGACTTCAACCCGGGTTTGGGCCAGCAGTTGATCGGCTTGGCCCATGTAAGGCCGCACCAGATCACGGTTCACCGTATCGGCAACCAGCGGCTGGATCTCAAGGTTGCGCACCAAAATCGCGTTGCTGCTGCCAGTCGGCGAAGAGTCGGTCCCGTAAGTGCTTTCAATCTTCGCCAGGATCAGGCGTCGGCGAGTCAGAACTGATGCCATTGGAGGCTACCTCGAAGGTTGGATGAGGGGCCGGCTGGGTCCGCTCGACGAGCTTTCGCTTGCCGGTTTTAGGATCGACCAGATAGCTGCCGCCCTGGCCTTTGTGTTCGTCCACCATCGTAGCTGCTACGGGCTGAGGGATAGATCGGCCACTTTGGTCCGATACCTGACAGCGTAGTCGCAGCTGATCACACCGCTGGGCTGATCTGCTTCGACCAGATCAAACGACACTGAGACAGGCTGCACATCGTAGGCATTACCGCTCAGCGTGAGATCAGCCATCACCTTGGCGTGCAGGCTTTGAACTGTTGCGTCAGCCACTTGATCGGGGATGTCGCCGCGAACGATCACCGAGATGCGAACGGTCAGAGTCCAGTCCAGCGTTGGCAAGCTGGTGTTCTGCTCAGCGTTATCGCTGACGGGTTCGACCACGATCGCCGGCAGCTCGCCCCTGGCTAGTGGTTCGACCCTGCTGCGGTAGATCCGCGTGCTGACTCCTGTGGTGCCGATTAGCGCCGTGCGAATCGCCGCCAGGATGGTCTCGCGTTTGGTTGCCATGGCTTAAGCCGATGCGACTTGAACGACAGTGCAGATGATGCCAGGGACGCTCGGGTGAGCGTAGGGACTGGTCTGGGCTGCCTCAGCATGGATGTAGGCTGCGACGTTGCTGGTCGCCCAAATCAGCTCGAGGTAGTCGTTGGTAGTCAAGCCCAACACAAAGTTGACGCAGCCGATCACGTTGCCATCAACGTTGCCATGCCGGGCAATGATGCTGAACCGGCTGTCGCTAGCGGACACGTTGGTGCCGTTCTTGCGGAGCCAGACGTTGATGTCGTGAATCGAGTTGTCTGTATTGCTGAATTGAATCGAGAACGTGATGCTATAAATGCCCGGATGATCGAAAGTAATCTGCTCGTTTGAGATGATCTTGGTGCCACGGCTTGCCGTGTCAACTTGCCGCAGCTTGATCGCATAGGCCGTATTAGCCAGCGCCGCCACCTGCGACGTGCCATCCCAAAACGATCCCCAGTAGCCAGGGTTGCCGAAGTAAGGCAGACCAGACCATGCCGTGCGGTTGTCGCCAATTTTCAGGTTCTCAGTGTCGCTCTCAAGGCCAGGCTCACCAGCCAGCAGCACTGGATTGGTTGCCGACCACTGGCTGCGTGTGTTGACCTTGAATGGGCCGCTCATGTTTTTTGTAGTGCGATCTGAACAAACTTGCCATCGTCGATCAACAAGGTTTCGCGCACCGTGTAGGCCACGCTATCGACCGTGATCGCGTTGCCGCGGATCAAGCTGCCAAAGTTTGACGCCCGCGCAGTCAGCGTGTAGTCAGTGCTGAGCACCATGCCATCGCTCAGGATCTGGCTCGGCATGTCCAGAATCCCATTAGCAGTAACGGCGCCAGCTGTGCAGCTGACGCCGAAGTCTGCCAGGAAGATGTCCAGATCTTCCGTGATCGCCATCAGCTGTACTTCTTGGAGCCCAGGCCGACGATTGCCACAGCGCCGGCACCAGTGCCGCCTGCAACCGTAACCACTGCCTTGATGAACCGCTTGGTGTCGTCAGCGTTGATTGAGATCTTCTGAACGGATGCGGTGTTGGCAGTAGTGATCGTGAACGCGCCGCCGGTCACATCGGTGTAGGTCCCACCTGATGTGTCGGAAGCGGTCAGCTTGCCGAGGTAGGTGATGCTGGCACCGCCTGCTTCGGCGCAAAGGATCACAGCGATGTCGCCTTCATAATCCACCAGGTCGATGGCGGTGCT